TTGTGCGGTTCTCGTACATGTGCGTCGCCTGCAGGAGCACGGCGTGGTCAAGCGCAACCGGCACGCTGGCCGCAGTGGCGCCGTACCCGGCGACGAAGTTCACCGTCACGTCCAGGGCGCCCGTTCCCACGGTCGCGGGCCACGATTCGGTGCTCTTCAGCACCACCCGGCCCACTCCGTTCACGCTGTAGACGTGGTAAAGGCTTGCAGAGAGCGTCTGCGTGGCGCCTGCGGTGTCGGTGTAGGTCACGCTGGTGACGCTCGACAGCGGCGACCGAGGCAGGATGATCTCGCCATCCGCCGGGAAGCCTTCGAGCTGATAGGCGAAAGAGCGGTTGATGAGAGCCCGGCGGGTCTCGGCCTCGATCACCTGGGTGGCGCTCAGGATGAGCGTGGCGATGTAGGCATCGTCCTGGGTGTGGTAGATGCGGGCGTGGGTCTTGAACTCAGCCGCAGTCACCACGGCCGCGGTGGCGCCGTTGTCGGTCAGGTTGGTGCGCAGGCCATCAGTCACGGCTTGGCTCCCTTCTTCACGGCTCGGCAGCAGTCAGGCTTGACGCACGCCCGGGGCTCGGCCTCGTAGCGCTCGGCAAGGCCGGTGGCGATCAGTTCCGTGGCGGTGCGATCGTCCACGTCCAAAACCTCGCCGACAGCGTGGCCGTCGCGTGTGTCCGCATACGCCTGGATGACCTTGACCTTCGGCATCTTTGAAATCCGCCCGGGGGGTTTCCCCCCCGAGCGGTGTGGGTTTCAGTTCAGTGATCAGGCGTGCGCGAGAACCTTGAACGCGGTGGCTGCCTGCGTCAGCTTGCAGTCCACGCGGGTCTGGGCGAGGTAGCCCGTCTGGTTCGCGTCCGCGTAGCGCTCGCGGAGCACCTTGAGCGTGTAGCCGCTGCGCTCACCGATGACGCAGTAGCTCCAGTCTCCGATGATCGCGAACTTGTTGGTGCTGGTGCCGAACGCCGGCATCGCTGCGCTGGTGTAGACCGGGATTCCCATGATGGTCGGCGGCTCACCCAGCGCGCCGCCGTTCTGCCAGAAGTAATTCACCGTGCCGGTCGCGATGGACGCCAGCTGGCGGATCGCCTTGGCAGCCGAATCGCTCATCACGATCGCAGTGGTGCTGCGCTCGCGATACTGGCGGGGCAGCGCGTAAACCCAGTCGATGATCTGGTTCACAGTCACGGTAGTGGCGCTGGCAGCGCTGGAGGTCAGTGACGCATCGGTCAGGATGCCGGAGGGTCCGTTGGCCGCACCGTTGATGAACGCATCCTCTTCGGCCTGCGCAAACAGGCGAGCAAACTGCTCGGTCAGGATCGACTCGATTGAGAAGCCCGGGCCACGAGCGGGGGCGTCCTCAAGCAGCTCGTTCGAGACCTTCTGCAGAGCCACGAGGCGCTTCGGCTGCAGGACCACGTTGTTGTAGGTCTGGCCCGAATCGCTGCCAGGAGCAGTGCCTTCGCCGGGGAAACTAGCGCTGCCCAGGCTGTTCTCCATCGCAATCTCACGCTTCCAGCTGCCGAGCGGCATCACTGTCGAGATCTTGCGGAGCGCCACCATCGTCTGCAGCTTCTTCGAGAGCGTGTTGTGAAACTCGGTCGGGGGCAGCACGTCGCCCGAGCCAGCCGTGCCCTCGCTGAGGGCGCGCATCTCTGCGACCGGCGTGTGCTCACCGCGCTTCAAGTAGGTCGCGTAGGCGGTCTCGTACTCATCCGAGCAGCGGAAGTCGCCGAAGCGGGGGGCCCGCTGGGCGGTCTCGCGAGCCGCGGGAGCGCGACGAATCTCGGGGGCGTCGGGGCCGACATCCACGAAACCCGTCTCGCGGTCCTTCGCCGCCAGCGCCATCAGCTGGTGGTTCTTCTCGATCACGCCCTGGACGCGGCGGTACTCGGCGTCAAGGCTGTCGAAGGTCTTGGTGTCATCGGCCGAGAGATCGCCGCCGGCCTGGTTGGCCTTCTCGATCAGCTCGCTCATCTGGCGGTAGCGGGCGTCATTCTCAGCCCGCAGCTTCTTGTAGCTGTCCATGTTCAATTCCTCTGCGGCTTAGCCGCGATGGATTCCAAATGCAGCATTCACGTCAGTCAGCGCACCTGCGCATCGAACCGACACGATGAACGCTGCTTCGTTCGTGGCGGCGAAAGTTTCGTTGAGACGGGTCACGCTGATGCCGTTGCCCGCGAACGCGAGCAGGTAGCGCGAGAGGTCGGCGGCAAGCAGGATTGGCTCCCCGGCCTGAGCAAGCCCATCAAGTCCAAAGGTTGAAGCCGCACTGAGGTTTGCAAACATGTACGGACGGCCGTAGATGCGCGCGTCAGAGAGCATCATGTTTGCTCCGGCGTTCGCGGAGATCGCTCCAAACTGCAGCGTTCCTTGGTTTGCTGCCGTTCCGTTTCCCGTGTTGTTCTTGCTGTTGAAGATGAACGTGCATCGGTCCCAATAATGCGGGGCGAGACGCTCGTCCTGGCACAGTCCAAGGGTGCAGGCCGCAACTTGGGTTGATGGAGTGACCGCTGCAGCACCCATCGCAGCGGCGCTCGTGATGCTGCGGCTGTAGCGCTTGAGCGTGTTTGCGATGCCGTGACATGCGTCCGATCCAGCCGTGCTGGCCGTGCCCGCGGTCACGCTGTCATCCTTGTTGCCGATCAGGATCTGGCGAGACAGTTCCCGCAGGATGTCCTGGGAAGCCTGGCGCACGATGATGCTCTCGACACTCGCATCGCCCCTCTGCGCCGAATCCTCGACCAGTTCCTGAGAAGCCCGCACCATCACGCTGATGCGCTTCAGGGTGAACGTGGAGGTGCCGGTTCCGGTGTTGCTTGTGCCGGGATTGGTCAGGCTTGGCACTACCACCTGCGCCTGGCTTCCAGCCGTCGCGTCGATCAGCGTGCCACCCTCGCCGGGGTTGTTCTGGACGCTGAACCCGCGAGGGGCAGAGCTGCTGCTGTTCGCGGGCGTGATGATCGGAACGCTGAAGGTTCCGGTCGAGGTGTAGACCTTGCTCACCTTGCCGACGATGCGGTCATCGCCCAGCTCCTCCATGAACATGTTGGAGTAGGTGGTCGGGAAAAGCACCGCGCCACCGGTGGCGCTGCCTTCGCTGAGGGCGCGAGCTTCGGTGTCGGTCAGGCCCTTGTGGCCCTTTGCCAGGTAGTTGCGGAACAGGCTGCGATATTCCTCGCCGCCGCGGTCCAGCTTGTTGATCTTGTCAGCCATCGCAGTCTCCGTTGAGCGCTGCGACGGGCCAAAAAAATGGCGCACTGCCGCAGCGGTTGGGGGGTTCAGTTCCAAACGCCTGCAGGCCAGTGCGCCACGAGGGCTGTCACGGAGGCTTGCCTCGCTTCCGGTCGAGCTGCACTAGGCAGGGGCCGCCGGTCGCGGTGCTATTCGATTAGGAGGCATTCTCACACGCCAGAATGCCTCTGCAAGACCCCATCACATCGGAGGGGCCAGTCGCAGGGTCCGACGCACCGGATCGCTATGGGCGGCTTCCCGGGCCTCCACGCTGGTCGTGGGGTTGGCTGGGAAGGTCACGAGCGACAGCTCCAGCAGGTCGGCGTCGAGGATCACCCGCACGGGCTTGGTCTCGCCCTTCTCGTAGCGCTCATCGCGCACCATGAACCCGAACGAGCACTGGCTCACCACGCCGCTCTCGACCAGCGCGTGGGCCTCGCGGGCGGTCGCGGTGTCAGGCAGGGTGGCCTCGAAGCCGAGGCCCTTCTCGTCCGTCCAGAGCCGCAGGTTGCCAGCGCGGACGCGCGCCAGCGGCTTCCCGGTGTCGTGGTTCCAGAGCAGGGCGATGTCGCCGGAGTCCTCGAGGGCCCGGTCGAACGCCTTCGGGTCCACGCGCTCCATCTCGCGGCCCATGTCGTAACTCTCCCACGTCACTGCATAGCCGCGCACCTTCAGGTCGGCGGCCTCGCTCAGGGTGCCCAGGGCACGGGTTTCAGGCTTGTGCATTGTTGTCCTCCAGAATGGGTTCGTTGAGCACTTCGATGCGCACCAGGTCGAGCAGCTCCGCAGCCGCCGCGCCCGGGAGCGTGTTCCAGCCGGCCAGAGAGTCGCTGAGGTGGCTGATCTCGCCGACGCTGCCGCGCAGGTGCCGAGCGTGGCGCACAAGCGCCTCGTCCAGCACCTTGATGGCCTTCGCCTCATCGCCGAGCAGGCGCCCCAGCCCGGCCACCACGTCGCGCAGGTCGGCGTCGAGGCAGTCGATGGGGGGCGCCCACTTGTCGAGCTTGGCCTGGGTGCGCTGCTTGAGCAGGTACTCGCTCACACGGGTGAGGTGCCGCTTGTAGGCGCCCTCGACCGCCGGCCGCACGGCTGCGATCGCCGCGGTGCGCTGGGCTGCCGCGAGCAGCTCGCGGGCGCGCTCAGTCTGCTCCTCGGCGTCCTCGGCGTCCACATCGACGCTCACAGGCACATCCTCGACCTCCTCCGGCTCAAGGTCCTCGGACGGCGGCACGGAAGGGGCCGCCGGCTGCTGGGAGCCCGGCGCCTCGGTATTCAGTGGGACGCGGATCTGGTCGCCGCCATCGACAGCCTTGAGGCCCTCGCGTGCGCGGGCCTCGTTGACCGTCAGAACGCCGTTCGTGATGCCGATCGCGTAGGCGCTGAACCGGGTGCTCATGTCAGCCCGGAGCAGGCTGTCGAAGTTCACCCGCGTGCAGTACGGCTCGCCGCGGACGATTAGCTTGCGGCTGGCCTCCTGCTCAAGCCTGCTGGCCCAGCTTGCCAGCGTGTGCTTCACGAACTCCGTGTCGGCCTGCTCGGTCGAGTTGTAGGAGCCGGCCTCGGTGTCGCCGATCTTGTGCGACGGGACCTGCATGATGCTCGCGATCTGACGCATGCACCATCGGCGCATCTCGATCAGGTCGTTGTCCTTCATCGTGTTGCTGATGGGCTTGTATTCCAACCCGTCCTCGAGCACAGCCACGCGGCCGGCCCGGCTGGCGCCGCCGTGGGCCGCCTGCCACGCCTCGCGCAGCCGCTTCGACGCATCCGGGCTCAAGCGGCCTGGCATGCGCAGGGTGCCCGCTGGGACCGCGTTGTTCGCCACGAACCGAGTCACGAACTCCGTGATCTCAAGCTCAAGCGCGATCACGTCGCGCATCAGGTGGATCGGGGGCACGCCGAGCAGCCCGTCAAAGGTGGTGGGACCCACAAGGTGGAACATGTCGTAGGCCCGGAATCGGCGCATCGCCTTCTCGGCGTTGTTGCCGACGTACTTGCCGGTCCAGACCTGGTAGTAGGGCTGGTTCTCACCGTCCCGGTACATCGCAACGTAGTCAGGTCGCAGCGCCTCCAGCGCGACGGGCCGGCCTGCGGCGTCGCGGTGGATGTAGGCGAAGGCGTTGCCCGTCAGCAGGCAGTCGCTGATGAGCTTCTCGCGGAACTGGATCGCGCCCACATCGTCGCTCACCTCGTAGTTCAGCAAGTTGTGGAGCGGGTGCTCAGGCTCGGCGATCTTGCCGTTGGCAGTCTCGCGCAGAACTTCCCAATCGAGGCGCGCGATGCTCGAGGCGATCAGTCGCACGCAGGCGTACACGCTCGGGCTCTCGAGCGCGCGAGAGGGCGTGATGGACTCGCCCGTGTAGGAGTACGACTGAACGTAGGACTGCACCGACCCGCTGGTCGATTGACCGATGGGCACGGTGTCCTCGAAGTCGGAGCGCGGCGGGGTGGGGCCGAGATAGCGGCGCACGATGTCCTTCAAACCCATGAAATGTCCCTTTCTTCGTAGACGCTTGGGCCGGTCTCGGTCTTCTGGTGCAGCCAGGTCGCGAGAGCGGTGACGAGAGCCGCGAGCGGGTCGATGCGCTCGGTGCTCGATGCCTTGCTTGGCTTCACGTTTCCAGCAGGGTCGATGTCGAGCACGCAGTTCGACACGGCCCAGGTGAGCAGGTGGTTGTCGTTGTGGCGCAGCTTGCGGCCGAGCACGAGCGCTTCAAGGCGCTTGGCTGGCTCGCTCAGGGTGCGGTAGCCCTGGCGTACCTCGATCATCGGAACGCCCTCGGCAAAGAGCTGCGACGCCAGCTGCGTGGCGCCCCACGGGTCGTAGCCCACCGCTTTGACGTTATAGCGCTTCACCAGATCGCGGATCTTGTGCCCGATGAAGTCGTAGTCCACGACCGCGCCCGGCGTCGGCTGCAGCCAGCCCTTCGCGGCCCACACCTCGTAGGGTGCGCGGTCGCTGCGGCTGCGCCGGCGGATGCCATCCTCTGGGCACCAGGACCAGGACAGTACATCGACCGACCCGTCCGCGAGCGGGAAGGCGAGGCTCAGGCTCGACAGGTCCGTCGTGGTCGAGAGGTCGAGGCCCATGTAACACTCGCGCCCCAGCAGAGCCTCGGGGTCGCACCCGCTCGAGTAGCAGGCGTTCCACGAGTCGGCGCTGATCCAGACCTGCTTGCTCTCGGTCCATTGGCACAGGTACAGCTGACGAAACGCCGTCTCGTAGGAGGGCAACTCCTTCGCCTTGGAGCACTCGGCCGCGAGGAAATCCTCGGACACCGTGATCCCGAGCGACGGGTTCGCCTTGCGCCACACCTTCGGGCTCTTCCAGTCATCATCGACCGGCGCGCCAAACAGCACCGGCATGAACTTCGGGTCCTCGACCACGCCCGAGCGCACCTTCTCCGCGTAGTCGTGCAGTTCCCAGCACAGGCTGTTGCGGTCATGCCCGGCAGTTGTGATTGACACCCGGAGGGGCTGCTGGCGGGCGCCCATCGAAGTCACCATCGCGTCGTACAGGTCACGATCGGGGAACGTGTGCACCTCGTCAAAGACGATGCAGCTCGCGTTCTTGCCGTGCTTCGTGCCTGCGTCGCTCGACAGGATCTCGAGCTTCGAGTTCCCGAAGGTGATCACGTTGCGGAACACCTCGACGCTCTTGGCGAGCGCCGCGTTCGACTGCACCATCTGCCGGCAGGCGTCGCCGACGATCGCGGCCTGGTCGCGGGCGCTCGCGCAGCAGTAGACCTCGGCGCCTGGCTCGCGATCGCAGAGCAGCATGTAGAGCGCGAGCCCGGCTACCAGTGTGCTCTTTCCGTTCTTGCGCGGCACCTCGATGTAGGCGTCGGTGAAGCGCCGCGTCCCGTCGGCCTTCTTCCAGCAGAGCAGGGCACCAAGCAGGTCGCGCTGCCACGGCAGCAGGGCGAACGCCTTGCCAGCCCACACACCCTTCTGATGCGTCAGCAGGCCGAAGAAAGTGTCGAGGCGCTGCAGCTCGTCCACATCGAACCAGTCGCCCTTTGCGGCGGTGGCCGAAGCACTGAAGCCCGCAACAGGTGCGAGCCTAGGCCGTCTTGGGTTTGAGGAGCGCTTCGATGCCCGAGGCATCCCCCTTCGACTTTCCTGAACCCACAAGACCGACGCGCGACGCAGGAGTCAGCCCGAACTCCTTCGACAGACGCATGACCTCGGCCCTCGCCTCGTCGCGCGCCTTCTTCCACGGAGAGATATACGACCCCTGCGCCGTTTCAAGTACCAGCCCCTTTTCCCGGCAGGCAGCAGCCATGCGCTCAAACTCGGCCTGGTACATGGCCAGCGCGTTGTGCGCCTTGTAGTCCTCGCAGGCGTACAAACCCAACCGGCGCAAATCCTCGATGATGCGGTCGAAGTGTCGGCGAGCGATGTCATCGGACGCCACGTCTGGCAGCATCAGCGGCGTCCCGTCGCTGCCTTGCGGCTCCGGCGCCCTGGCGTGGCCCTTCTCGCTGCCTCGAAACTTCAGAATCGCGGTAGGTACTGGTCTCCGGCCCATAAACTAAGCCTCCCCTCGGCTGTTTCGGGCGCCGCGTGCAGACGTGGGCCCAATGTGGTCCTTATGGTTATGCGTCATTTCGCAGGCCCCCCCGGTCTTGCGACGCTCCATGTCCCGAAATGTCTTCGCGTGGTGACAGCCGACGCATAAAGGCTGCAGGTTCTCGCGGTCGTTCGTTCCGCCTTCACTCAGCGGCACAACGTGATCCACTTCCTGCGCTGCTGTCACTCGACCCTGCTGCATGCAGTGCCTGCACAGCGGCTCGTGCTGGAGCACGACCTCACGCACCTTGCGCCATGAAACGCCATAGCCGCGACTGTGGGCGCTGCCCCTGTCATCACCGTGAAAGATCCTGGGCGTGGCGCGTGGCTTGCCTACACGCAGGCGAGGGGGGCGTTCCATCAGGGCAACCTCCTGTAGCCCGCGCGCCACAGTGCCTTGGCGATTGCGGTAGCAGTGGTATCCACTGCCTCCTCATCCAGCTCAGGACGTGCAGCGTGCAGGACCTCATGCACCAGCGTGTCGAGGTGGCGCACACCTCGCAGGCTGCGCCGGATCTGGATCGTGGGGTTCCGCCCAGGCGGGTGATCGCACCGGCCCCAGTCCTTGCCCATCTCGCGGGCTGGTGTCTCGACGACGCGCCACAGCCTGCCGTTCACCTTGGTGCGGAACTCACTGCGCACGGTTCACCTCCGCGGCTAACCGGTATTCCTTCTGCGTTCCTGCAATGTGCAGGCGCATCCACACTGCGCCGACACCCTTGGGCGCCATGCCCTTCTCGACGGACCAGCCGCCGAACCCGTCTCCGTGCTCGTCCTTGTAGGTGCCGATGCGCACATGCAGCTGCTCGTCCACGATCACTTCAGCCTGCCCCAAGAATTGCCTCACGCGCTCCCGGGCAATGGGAACGACCCAGTGGTGGTGGCTGTGTCCAGTGATCACCATGTCCGCGTCCGGGTACATGGACGCATGCCGGCGAGTGTCGAGCACGCCGTGCGTCATCATCGCGCCGCCGCCAGACCCGTGGAAGTACCGCACCTTGAACGAGAACGATCCGCCCTTGGCAGTGACCAGGCGAAACAGAACCCACCCGCCGTAACCGCCCGAATGCACAGGGCAGGGCGCCGACGCGCTCAAGCCCGCGCAGAGGCGCTCCGTCAGGTCGGTCTCATGTCGCTTGGTGATGGCCGTCTCGTGGTTGCCTCGTCCAATGCAGACGAAGCGATCCGCATACGGGCCGTAGAACTTCGTCGCCTCACGCACGAGTGCGTCGAGGTAATCGCCCGACTGGTACTCGGGTCGAAGCGCAGATCGGTCTGCCCTCAGGTCGAACTTCCCTTGCATGGCGCAGAACAGGTCGCCGCAATCGATCACACCGCCCTTGCGGCGGACAATCTCGTCTAGGTGCTTGCGCTCGAGGTCTTGGTTCGTGTGTGCGTTGTCGTGGTGGCGGTCAGAGGCCAGCAGCCCGTGCCACTCAAATGCGTGCGGGGTGTCGCACAACATCGTGACTCGGTGAATGTTGCGGCCAAGCTTCTCGACGGTCCACTTGGTCCCGTTCGCGCCTTCGCGCCAGTGATGCTCCTTCAGCGTCGCAAGGATCCGCACGTCTTCTCGGCCGCGCTTCACCGCCATCACTGCCCGGCCTCCACCTGCGGCGTGGCCTCTCCCAGCATGCGCACCAGGCGCCGCGCAAACTCGGGCGCATCGCTGACGCGCAGCATCACGGTCCAGTCGGTCTCGCAGTCCTCTCGCATGAGCACGACCGGAACGGCGCCGGGCTCGGCGTCCAGCTGGGCCTGCTCGAGGAAGTCGAGGGCCGCGATCCGGGCGTAGCGCTTGACCTCGCAGTGAATGCCCTCGACGCCCGACAGATCTGCATCACCGGCGCGGCCACAGAACTGCACGCTGCGGCGCGCTCCGACTGCGCCCCAGTGGTGTGCGATCTGCGCCGCGGCCTCGCGCTCGCCTCGTTTGCCCTTCTGGCGACTATGGCTTCCCACGCCACCAGCATCACACGGGAAACACGCTCCGCAAGGGGGTTCAGGCTTCGTGCCAGAACGCGGTCCCGTCTGAGCGGTATCGCATTCGACCGGAATAGAGCCAGCGGCCCTCACTGTCCCGCAGGTAGAGGGCCTCGGTGTAGATCCTCGTGTCCAGGTTGGAGGGCAGGTCATCGAGGCAGATCCCACAGACCACGGGGATCCTGATCTCCCGCTCGGTCGGCTCGACGGTCACGATGTCCCCGTCGCATGGGCCCCAGGTCAGCTGCTCGTCCATGCGCGCATTGTCCCACGCTCATGGGCGCCTCCTAGCCCGTTGGCGGTTCAGTGCCTGGCAAGTCTCCAAAACGAGCTGCACGGTCTGCTGGAGGGCATCGTCCTCGACCGGCTGGGCCTTGAGGTACCCGCGGCAGTCAAGGCAGTGGGGGAGGTTCAGGGCGTCGCAGGCAGCGCACTCGTCCACCCGGCTGACGATGATCAGGACCCAGAGGCTCATGCTGGCCTGTTCCGGGTCGTGCTTCAGCTTGCCCTTCCATCCGGCGATCTCCCGCTTGGACACGGCGCCCACGTCCAGGCTGGCGAGGGCCTCGACCACCAGCTGGGGAGGGGGGGCGTAGGCGGTCATGGCCGTGAAGACTCTGATGAGTTCACACCCTTCCCACACACGACCTCTTTATGGTCGTGTGTGTGAAGGGTTGAACCAGAGTCGGAAGCCTTCACACCCTTCACAAAACCTTCACGGCCGTGAAGGGTTGGTTTCCGATAACCACGTCCGTTTGCTGGCAGTCCGTTGACTTCCAGAAGACCTTCTTCGACCGCATTTCTGATCGCATCCCTGATCTTGTTGACGCCCAGGCTCTTTCGGCGCTTCCTCACTGCCCGAATGATCATGCCGCTGCTGAACCACATGTCATCGGGTTGCCCGACTTCAGGATCTGGAAAGCTCTCCATGAGCTGCTCCGAGTCAAACTCGACTGCCCCATTCTTGCGCTGTCGCAGTTCTTCAGGCGATGCGTTTGACGGTACAAACACAGGCCAAGTGAAATTCAGCACCATCGGTTCGATCTTCGGGAACGATCGGACAGCGGCATCCAGAACGACATGGTTGTCAAGCTGGTGGTGCCGCAAAATCAGGTGCGTGTCTGCAGCGCGTGCCATCGAACCAGCACCAGATCCGACATCCGTCACCTCCTTGTCATTCTGATCGCCCTTCGATGAGTGATGCACGCAAACGAACGCGCACTTCAGCCTGGCCGCCCATCGGTCGAGCTTGTTGTAAACGCCAGTCATGTAGGCGTTGTCGTTCTCGCTCGCATTCTCTCCGGTGTTGAAACGGTAGAAGGCGTCCAGAATGATCACCCGATAGTTGAGCGCCTCAAACTCTGGCGTGCTGAAGACATCGCTGTCTAACTCGTCGAAACTCTTCAGATTCCCGCGCAGGTTCAGAACGTCAAGCCTTCCGCACAGGTTGTCTATCGACAGCCCCTTCTGATCAAGCACCTTCGGGATGCGGTTGGCGCTTGTCTCGCTGTGCAGCTCGTTGTCGATGATCAGAACCCTGCAAGCAGTGGTGTTGAAACGACCAAGCCATGCAGTGCCAGCAGCCAAGCAAATGGCAAGATCGTTCACAAGCCAACTCTTCCCCATCTTCGGTGCCGAAATCAGGTTCAGGGTTTCCTGTTCCCGGAGCAGTCCGTGAATGATCTGCGGCTTCATGTCAACGTGGCTGCTGCACAGAGTCGCCACGCTGACCGGGGTCAATGCTTGAGACAGCAAATTGACCACCACCTGCGCCTCCTCGGCCTTGCCTTGGAGCGGGGTCCGCTCACCCTTGAAGGCGTTCGCGATCTGCCTGGGCAGGTCTGCGAGGTCATCTGGTCCGAGCCCCAGCAGCCGGGCCCGGCGCATGATCGCGACCTCGGCGTCGGCCTGAGCCCACTGGCGCGCCTTCAGGTCGCAGGCGACGGTGAAGATCGTGTCCCGCCGACCGTAACCGGGCAGCAGGTATCCGTCCTCGAGGAAACGCTTGGACAGGTCGGAGAGGCTTCCAGCTGCGACCTGAAGTGGAACTTTATCTTCCACTTTCTGGAACGCGGCTGGGTCAGGGAACTCCTCCAGCCCGTAGGCCCGGTCAGGCTCGCAGGCGAGCACGGTGCACGTCGGGCGCTCTGGATACTTCCAGTTCACGAACCCCGGCATGCGCATGATCCGCGGCGCGTCGGTCACGGATCGGTCGGACCCGAGGCGCTGGGCCAGCGCGTCCTGGTAGTCGGTCCAGCGCGCGAGGTCCTCCATCGGCTCCTGCAGGCGCCACCAAGCGTGGATGCCGCCGCCGGTCGCGACGATCACGGTGGGCTCAGGGATGCAGGCGTCGTTCCACTTCAGCCGGGCCTGCTCGAGGGTGCAGCCGTGGTCGAAGTCGGCGAACAGGCAGCGCGCCTGCTGCACGTCCTCGGCCTTGCCGCCGGCGCGCGCTCGCGGGTTAGCCCCGAAGTAGACATGGGTGCCGGCTGGGAAGTCGGCGGCCTGCTGGATCGTCTGCGCCAGGTCGTGCAGCTTCGCCCAGCGCTGCATGGGCCTCGTGCCCAGCGTTCGGATCTCAACCAGATCCTCGGCCTCGAAGATGAACCCGAGCAG